TGCTCGATGGCCTGCGTGGCAGGAGTCAGATTGGCCTGAGAGTTCAGGAGCGCAAGCTGCTGGCCCGTGGTCAGCGAGCCAAGGCCCGAGCTGATCCCGGCCGCCGCGCCCCCTGCCCGCTGGATGGCCTGCTGTGCGTCGGTAAACTGCGCACGCGTATCGGCACCTCGCAGGATGTCAGCAGCTTCTCCGGTCGTGCTGACACCGCCTGCGAGCGACTGCTTGGCAGTGGTCAGGTCGGGAGTGAACGCGCCGATTCCGGTGTTGTAAGCGCTTTGGATCGCGGTCTGCTGCCCGGGGGCAAAACCAGCGATTTCATAGGCGGGAATCTGTTGGGACAGCGGCGTGCGATCGACGTTGAATGCAAGATTCTGTGCCTCTTGCAACAACTTCATCTTATAGGCTTCAACCTCCGGGGCCTCCCGGACGATCTGCTGCTGGGTGGTAATTTCTGACATTTATTTCCCCTTGACCGGGCCGCCTTCGAGCATTTTCATCAGCTTGTACATCCGAGCTGCGCCTTTTCGCCGGCTACCGTTGCCCGCATTACGCACCGCACGGGCGGTGAACACAAACTCACCGTCCGACAGCATGGCCGGAATGGAGTCAGAAGTCCCGGTTCCCGGGCCGTTGATCGCGCCTGTTTTGCGCGGGAACTCCGTCGTGCGCATCTCACCGCCGCTCGCGGCCCTCCGGATAGGTCCGAGCGGGAGGCCGAGGCCGTAAAGGCCGCTTACATTGTATGGCTGCGGAATGCCGCCAACGGTCTGAGTAATCCCTGTTGGATTGATTACTGGAATGCCTCCCGGAGGGGGCTGGATATACGGAGAGGGCGGGATATACGGAGAGGGAGGCCGAATCCCGGGCGAGGGCCCGGGTATGGCCGGGTTGTCCAATCCGCCCCGGAACATGTCTGGGTTCTCGCGTATGTAATCCAAACCCGTCTTTGGTGTAAAAAGCGGGTTCGGGTTCGAGGGCTCTTTTTTGAACGCACCAGTGGCGGCGGCAACCGCCGTACCAGCCGCTGCCAACGGAGCGTATTGACGGATCAGACCAGCATCCGCCGGCAGCCCGGGCCGGCTCGGGGAGAGGTATTGGTTGTAGAGGTCCTTTGCGCCAGTGGTCAGGCGGTCCAACATGCCGGGCTGCGCAGGATTGGCTCCCGGAGGCAGTAACTGCCCCGAGGCAGAGTACGGCGTCGAAGCAGTGGTTCCCATCTCCCCGGCAAAACTCGGCGCAGAGGGAGAAGCCATCAATTCACCGGTTGGCGAGTAGGCTCCCGTGCCCATCTCTCCGGCAAAACTCTGCATCATCGGCTGCTGCGCAGCCCCGGCTTGCAAACTTGCCGGGGCCGGCGGACCGGTTATCTCGGCAGAGGGCTGTGCCCCGCCCTGCTGCGCCGCTTGGGCCGTGGGCCCTGACAAGGCCTGCAAGCCCCCCGACACAAGGCCCGCCGTCGCACCCATCTTGAGCGCCTCTTTGGGCTTCATCCCCAAGAGTAGCCCCGCACCCGTGCCCAGTGCGCCGGTGGTCAAGCCCGTGTTCAGTGCGCTGCCGGCCGCGCCGGGCAACACACTGCCAACAGACTGAAGCGGGCTGACACCACCAATCGTGCCGCCACCGCCCACATAGCCCAGCGCACCGGAAATCAAGGCCTCTTTCAAGCCACCACCCGCCGCCAAGGCCGTGGTCGCCCCAGCAACACCCGCCGCAGCGGCCGTGCTGGTCATCAGGCCCATGCCGGCCGGCCCGAGGACCGTGGCCAACGCGATCGTGCCGATGATCCGGCCGACCGGGGATTGCAAGACCTTTTTGACGGCGCTGCCCAGCTTCTTGAAGAACTTCTTGAAATATTCCGGCAAACCCGTGTTCGGGTTGATCGTTCCAGATCCACCCTGAGCCTTGAGCATCGCCGCTTCGTCCGGCGTGATGTGCGCCAGCATCGTGTCGCCGTTCCGACCCTGCGAGGCCAGATAGCCGGCCATGTCGGCCAATCCGCCTTGGGCCATGGCCATCGGGGCCGCCATCGGACCTTCGGTCATCGGCTGCATCGCGCCTTGGGCCTGCGACATCTTGAGCTCGTTCAAGACTGCAAGGGCCGCGCCCACGAACACCGGATCGTACTCTTCCGGCATGTCGCCCGGGTCGATCATGTCCCGCGCCAGCAACTGCTGCAAGATCCGCTGGTAGTCTTGAGGGTTGTTCGTCAGGTGCTCAAAGACAGAGAGAAGCTGGTCAATCTCACGCGGGGTAAGGTCCACATCCGCCAGATTCTCGCGCAAGGAGGCCTTCATCTCCTCAAGCGCCTGAGGATTGGTCATGCCCAGAGCGGTCTTCGCCGCATCATAGGAGTCCGCGCTTGATACAGCCGTCGGAGCAGGCTGCTCAGGCATGCCCTCCCCCATGGGGAGCGACATGATTCCTTCGTTTTCCATAGAAGTCCTTTCCGTTAGTGGCCTATAGCCCTGTAAAGGGCCGCGCGCCGGAAAAGGACGCGTTCTCAGGCCAGATTATCTGCTAGGAAACGCCCCGTTGTCCACCGATCAGGTACGATCCATTTCCAAATACGAAAGCCAGAAGTCCACATCTGCGGTTGACGCTGTCACCTTAAGCACATCTCCAGCCTGCATAACCAACGGCACGCCTGAAAACGCATCCAACGTCTGGCTGGTCGGCAAGACATAAGTCTTCAACATCTTGTAGGGCGTCGCCCCACCCTCCGGATACAAGGTCACACTGATGTTGGAGGTGCTGGCATTGTCATTCGTCACACGCAACGACGAAACGACTGCGCTATTGGCCGCCGGCGTCGTGTAAAGCGTCGTCTCGGTCGCCGATGACGGGGTCAGGTACTTCCTCAGATACTTGTTGGCCATGGTCAGCCCGCTGAGACAAAGTTAATGGTGAGGATTACAGAGGGGATCTCAGGCCGCGTGGGCGTCGATTCGGCCGCATAGTGCTCAAGGAACACATCGGTGCTGCTGGCCCACCAAGCGATCTCAAGGTAGTGGGTGCTCGGATCGTTGACCGTGAAGATTCCGGTAATGGCAGGGACAATGTGAGACCAAATTGAGCCACTTTTACGCGCCGGAATGTCAAAGCGCGTCCGGCTGCTAGGATAGTTGACGCCTGTGTCCTTGGCCCAGACCTCAAACTCTTGCACCGCGTTGCTGCGGTTGGAGACCTGAAGCGTGAACGTCACCAGATATTGCCCGGAACACGGGACATAGATCTTGCTGTTGTCCACCACCCGGATGCCGTTGGTGAGCGCCACCACGTCGTAGGTCAGAAGCTCTTCAGTCGTCGTGCTGGTGAGGTCCTGATCCACATTTGAGACCAGCATCGCATGCGGCAGGATGATGCCGTTGCTGTGCTGGAAGCCTCGGATCCCGCCCGCAAACCCGCCGCCCGCGCCTGACCCGGCGGACATCCAAGTCGCCGCACCGGCCGTGTTCTCACTGGTAATCGGCGTGTAGGTGTTGTTGAGCTGGAAGACGATCTGCTCAAGCGAACGAACCAACTGGTTAAACTGCTCCGGGCTGTAGTTCGTCGTGATCGCATTCGGCAGGCGAACATTGTTGATCTTGCTCATCTGAGGCCGTCCGGCGTGATATCGACCCGCATCGTCCCAAACCGCCAGTTGCTATCGAGCTCATCACTCTCGATCCTGAGCTGAATCTGTCGGCCCCTAGCCCGGGTATCCACCTTCTGCGTCGTCGGCGTGATGACATACGGATCCAGTGAACTCGGACTCGCCGACGCCTGCGGAAACGGCCGCAGAAGCAACCGCACCGTCAGGTTGCCGACCTGATTCTTGAAGTCCGGGATGAACCGGCTCATCAGGAGCATGTTGTCGCCGTCGCCGATGTCAAAGTAGCCCGAGACGATGTAAGCCGGCAATGGCTCATCGATCGCGTTGACCCCGTCCTCTTGGTTGTACACCGTTGTCCGCCCAGCCGTCAGACCGTAAATGGTGGAGATCGTCGCTTCAGTACTGTCCGGCTCATACTCGGTGGCAATCGGCTTTTCAAACGACCCAACATCCCGCCACGCGGTTCGCGGCATACTGCCCACGGACCAGACGTTCTCCAAGTAGTTGTAGGTCACGAAGCGGTCGATGTAGTCGCTCGTGAACGAGCAATACCACCACGTCACCTCGTTGAACTGCGTGTTGATGCCGACATGCACCTTCTGCGCTTGGACGACGTTGATGTCCTTGAACACATAGTCCTGCACCGTGCACGCCAGCTTCTTGACCGTGCCGTCGAAGACAAAGAACGCGTCCTTGCTCATCCAATACGCCACGCCGTTGACGTCAGCCGACGCATGGGGCCCGATACAGCCACAATTCGCCCCAAGCTGCTGAAATCCGAAGGTGTAGGGCGGACCCAGATACTGCTGGCCATGAAGCGACGTGTCCGTCCAAATCAGGATCTGACCGCGAGATCGGACTGCCGTGATGATCTCGTTCCCGTCCGTGAGCCGTTGTCCGCCGGCCGTGTTCGTGGCCGTCTCTGCGAAGGTGTTGATGTCCTCCTGCGACGAAAAGCGCACAAACATCGGATCCTGCGTGCCGGGCGAGCCGATCGTGTTCTCTGTGCCAAAACAGACCAGATGCCGATCAGGCGTTGAAACCAGCGCGTATCGGCTCCGGGTGGGCGCGCCTGAAATCGCCGTCGCACGCGGGGACAACGTGATATCCGGCGTCCACTCGTAGATGCCTCCGTTGACAAGCTGGAGGATTAGGACCTCCCCAAACGTGTCAAACTGCCAGACGCGAGACAGGAGAAGAATCGGTACACCGGAAGTACGGGGCGTGCCCCACGTGCCACTGCCCCAAGTGCCCGTGCCCCAGCCGTAGTCAAAGAAGCTGCGGTCATCGCCCACACTGATCTGATACGCCGCATCGGCCGATCCGGCCGCCGTGGCCGTGCTGGTCGCAGCGGTCGGCGAGGTGATTGCGTACTCGTCCGCCCCAACCACCTCGATGATCTGAAACTCGTTGTTCAAAGAGGCGTTGAGTATGCCGCCCGGATCGCCGGTCGTACTGCTGAATGTTACAAAGTCACCGACGGACGCGTCATGCCCAACGTCGTTGACCACGACCCGGGTCAACCCGTTCGTGGTGTCAAAGGTGACCGTTCCAGTCGCGCGGATGGGGGTGATGTCCGCCCAGTTGCCCCCGGCAAACGCATAAACCTTCCGGTTGGTGCCCACCACCGCATAAGGCGTCCCGTCCAAGGCATTCCAAGTGAATACCTCGCTGGCCATCCCCACCAAGTACTCAGGCCCGTCGTTGAACCACTGCCAGCCGCCCGTCTTTTCCGGTAGCCCGTAGCGAAAGCGGATGTAGTCGCCGTCCACCCAGCCGCCCTCAGCACCGTATTCGGTGTTCTGTTTGTCGATTCCGGGCTTGAGAAAGAGTCGGAGCAGGGGCATTTCAGTTTCCTGTCAAGGCCGCCAGCGCCTTGGCCTCCGGATCCGGAATGACCTTGTTTAAGACCTTGCCGTCAAAAGGCAAAAGAGCACTGAGCATGGGGAGCATATTAGGCCTCCGTTATTCCGGGGTAAAGCTGTGTGGATCAAGAAACACGGACGGAAGGTTAGTTTTTGAAGCGGCATGATTAACCCAGAGCAGCTTTAATCTCGTCGGGCGTCTGAGCTGTATCAATCGCCGTTTGCAGGGCAGCGTACTTGTCGCGGATCTTTTGGCGCTCGACCTCGGCTTGCTGTGCGGATACGCCGGGGATCTGCTTGGCGATGATGTCGTCAAACGGCGCAAACTCTTTTTCTCGGGCTGCGCGGCGACGTTCGTGCGCGATGATACGCGCCTTATCAAGATCAACTTTGATCATTTTGTTCTCTCCAATATCCATCCGGATCGCCGTACCCATCCGGCTCAAACGGCTCGGCTACCCAAGCGTTCCTGAACGTCCGGTCAGTTGGCACCGCACTGTCCTCGACAAACTTGTACGGCACGCCCTGCGGCACATCTTTACGGGCGACCACCTCAATCGGCAGTTCGCCGGTGGGAATCAGGATAGACAAGCCGCCTTCGGCGTTGGTGAAAATGATTTTCATGTTGATTACCTGAAGATGGCAACGTACAGATTGGCAAAATCGAAGGGGTTGTTGCTTCCAGATATAACGCGCAACGCCGTAGTCGTCATCGTTGTGGGCGCCCCAGTTTCAGATGAGTCTAACCGCACCGCAAATTTATAGGCGGTCGCCGACTGTGATTGACCGTAACCAAATACGGGTGCATAGTTACTATCCGGCATCGCGTTGGTAAAGTTAATCGTGTAGTCGCCCGTACCGTTATCAAGCACACTGCTCACGTTACCACTACCACGAATGCCTGTGGTTGAAGCCGGATCAGTCACCAACGTACCGTCAAAGTTGATCCACGCTCGACATCCATAAGCGGTTGCGACCGAGCCGTAGCCACTGTTGAACTGAAACAGTCCGGCAGAAGTGATACGCGCTTGCTCGGTTGACGCCGTGCCAAAAGCAAGCGTATTGTTTGCAGGGCGATAGATAAAAGCGTCAGTCGTCGTAGGCGCGGATGTGTTCGCACCTAGTTTAATTGCATCTGTAGTGGTCAAAAATCCGCGAATAGTTCCAGCACCTTGAACATCAAGCTTCACCGACGGAGTGTTGCCGATGCCGACGTTGCCGGCGGTGGTGATAAGCATACACTCCGTGAGACTTGTGTCAGAGGTGTTTGTTCTAATTGAAAACGCAAGATTACCCGACGTGTTATTGTTGCCGTCTACAAGCAACCCTTTAATCGCGGCAAACCCGACAGAATTTGCCGCGTCGCTTTGAATGTTGGCAAACAAAATTGCGCCACCTGAGCCTGAGGCAGAGGAATCTTGAGACACCCTCAACATTGATGCCCTGCTGCCAGCATCCGTCAAGTTAGCCGTAGTTTGCCCCGCCCCGAATATGTGCGTTTGTGCTCTCGGCGAACTCGTCCCAATCCCCACATTCCCTGACGTATCTATCCTCATGCGTTCGGAGTCAACGGAAAACGTGAGCGGGAGAAATGAGCCGGTGCCGACCTTGGTAGAAACTAGGGTCATCTCAGTTGGGTTAATTCCTAAAATACCAACTGAAGCGTTGGCTGGATCATTTGTGTTGAATACAGCAAAATTAGTTTGAGTTGTGGTTGTACCATTTGGCATTGCGCCAACAGATGTACCGTCGTTCGATGTTGTGGTTTGAAAAATCACCCGGTTAGCAAGTGTCGTATTGCTGAAGTCGCCAGTGATCCTGCGCGTGGTGCCGGTGAACGTGATGTTGCCTGCGACTGTCGCACCAATTAGCGTCGGGTTGGTTGCGAACACCAACGCACCCGTACCCGTCTCATCTGTAACAGCAGCCGCAAGATTTGCAGATGATGGAGTGGCAAGAAAAGTGGCAACGCCTGTCCCGAGCGCGGACAAGCCCGTCCCGCCATTCGCCGCTGGTAACACCCCCGTCACACCAGTGGTCAGCGGCAGCCCGGTCGCGTTGGTCAGCGTGCCGGAGCTTGGCGTACCCAAGACGCCGCCGTTGACGACCACCGCCCCGGACGATCCCACGTTCACCGCAAGCGCAGTGGCGACGCTCGTGCCCAACCCGCTCACACCCGTGCTGATCGGCAAGCCCGTTGCATTGGTCAGCGTGCCAGAGCTCGGCGTGCCCAAAACACCGCCATTGACGACAACCGCCCCGGCCGTGCCGACGTTGACCGCCAGAGCCGTTGCGACGTTCGTGCCCAGCCCGGCTACACCCGTACTGATCGGCAACCCCGTCGCATTGGTCAGCGTGCCAGAGCTCGGCGTTCCAAGCACACCCCCGTTGACAACCACAGCCCCGGCCGTGCCCACGTTCACCGCAAGCGCCGTTGCGACGTTCGTACCCAGCCCACTCACGCCCGTACTGATCGGCAGCCCCGTCGCGTTGGTCAAGACCCCCGAAGCAGGAGTCCCCAGCGCAGGAGTAACAAGCGTCGGGCTGACAAAGTAATCCACCATCTGCACGACGTTCGTGCCGTCCACATACAGATGCGCCTTCTTGCCATTTGGCACCGTCACGCCCGTGCCGGCCGAGGTCTTGACCGTGATGCTTTGTCCGCCAGTCGTGTTGTTCTGGACGATGTACTGCTTCTGAATCGTCGGAACCACCAGCTCACGGGTCGCGGACAATGAGACGCCGGACGTCACATCAAGGACCAAGGCCCGCGCTGCTTGGGCCGAGTTGCTGTCGGTCAGCGAAATCGTCAGGTTCGCGTCACTGGCAAAGTTCGGATTGCCCTTGCCCACGATCGCCTGCTCAAGCGCCGTGCCAAGATTGGTGTTGGTGACAGTGCCCCACGTGTTTGACTTCTCCCCCGTGGCCATCAGCTCAATCTTGAGATTCGTAGAGAATGTACTCGCCATGATTCCGTCCTTTATTGTGACGCTAGGTCACAACCTCGACCCAATTCGTTGTTTGGCTGTCGTCCACAGTCACCCAGTTCGTCGTCTGACTGTCGTCCACGGTTGCCCAGTTTGGGACTTGGTTGTCGTCGATCGGCCCCCAGACCAACGCAACACCGACCTGCCCGATCCCCGCCACGCCCACCGGGAACACACTACAGTTGCCGGTGATGACAACTGAGCCGACTTGGCCGGTGGCCGAGACACCTGTCACAGGCACGGGTGTGATCAGCTCTATGGTAACCGAGCCGACCGCTCCTGTCGCGCTTACGCCTGTGACAGAGACGCTTGCACCGGCAGCTATTGCGACAGAGCCCACCTGACCTGTAGCAGACACGCCAGTGACGAATACCCCAACACCTTCACCGACCGTAACAGACCCAACCTGCCCAGTGGCCGAGACGCCTGTTACAACAACCGGCGTAATCAGCTCTATGGTAACCGAGCCGACCGCTCCTGTCGCGCTCACGCCCGTGACAGAGACGTTGGCACTACCCGTTATTTCTACTGAGCCGACTTGGCCAGTAGCCTGAACGCCCGTAACCGGAACCGGCGTGACCAGATCAACCGTAACCGACCCTACCTCGCCGGTAGCCGATACTCCGGTCACATCAACCGACGCATCCCCGGCCACATCCACTTGGCCAACTTGGCCAGATCCGGATACGCCGGTCAGGCTAGTGTTGGCATCTCCGGTGACGGTCGCCGTTCCAACTTGGCCAGTAGCCGCGACCCCCGTGACATTGACATTGGCGCTGCCGGTGACCGCAACATCGCCCACCAGCCCTGTGGCCGAGACGCCCGTGACATTGACATTGGCGCTGCCGGTTTCAACCGTAACGCTGCCAACTTGGCCGGTTGCAGTAACGCCCGTAACATCAACGGAGACGTTGGTTCCACCGGGCGCGGCAAAGACCCAGCCAAGACTGCCGTTGTTGGTGGAATTAGCGCCAGCGTACCAAGTCATAGCGGATATGCCCTCACGCCCGTGATGGTGAGGTAGTCTACCGATATATCACCCGCTCCGGTATGCACAAGCGTCCCCGGAGAACTGGCTGAAGTCCCCTGAACCGTCAGCACCCGGCCTGCCTCGCCTGCCGCCGTCCATTGAGACACCCGCTGGGTGGTTGTACTGAGAGTGATATTGGTCGCGCCGGTTGCTTTATAAGTATTAGTGATGTCTTTGAATGTGTTATCGCCCGAAATTGTAAGAGTGCCAGCACCGCCTTGGTTCAGCGTGATGTTGGTGTAGGCAACACCGCCGCCAGCAAACGTTTTGGCAGATGCAGATGTGAGGCTGATCGTGCCTGTGCCTGTGACGGTGGCATTTGATCCCGATAACTGCCAAGCAGTTCCAGAGCCAGCAATAGACCACGTTCCAGAACCCAAAGCCATAGTTCTTGTTAACGCCCCAGTTACGTTAACGCCACTACCTCCCCCGGTTGCACTGCTTGTTACGTTATAGATGTTTGCGTCAAACGTACCAGCCGTTAAGGTTATTGAAGCCGAACTATAAACAAACGCATCTTGCAACGTCACCGAACCGCTTGGCGAGTTAAAAACAAACAACTGAGTAAAGGTTCGTCCCGCACTTGTAATTGTTTGGCTTCCACGCCCTGCAAACGTCATCGTGCCCGTGCCCGTCAGCGTAGTGCCAGTACCGTTGATCCAGTTGCCGTAGATTTGCGGTGTGTTTGAACTCGTTGCCAGCGTCATGGTGTTAGTGGTACGCGCAGACATATCAATCGTGCCGATGTTGTAGGCGGCGTTGATGGTGCTTGTTAAGCCTGATGCACCACTGTTGCCATCAAAAATAACTGTGTCTTGCGCTAACGGGAAATTGGCAAGCAACCCAGAACCACCAGAACTTGTAGCCCAAGGAGATGCAGTAGTAACACCCCAGTTACCGCCTGAAGTTCCAACCCAATACTTGTTTGCTGCTGCTGTAAACGTAATCCCGCTGTTTCCCTTGCAGTCCCCGATCCGCGTACCCGTAGCAGGAGCCGCAGCACCTGCAATAGTGATGTCTCGAAAATCTACGTCGGTCATCGAGACAGCAGCGCAGGTCAGTGTGCGTGTTGTGCCAATCGTGTCAGAGCGCACAAAGTGACGCATTGCGGCGTTAGTGCCAGCGGAAAGCGTCAGGGTTCCGGTAATGGTTTGGTTGGCAGACAGGGAGATGTTCTTGAGGCCAGCAGAGGTAATGCCGGTAACAGATAGGTTGTTGAAGCTGTTTGCGCCGTTGATTGTAACGGTGCCTGCGGAGGTGCTAGTGAAGGCGACGTTGTAGAAGGTTTGGTTGTTTCCGCTAAACGTTGGTGATGTATTAGACAAATTTATTTGTGATGTACTCGCAGTGAATGTGAGATTTGCTCGGTTTGTTTCTGTTGTGCCAAAAACCAATCCTGAAGAGAAACTTAAAGTAGTCGTACCACTTCCCAAATCAATAGTTCTAGAATTTCCGTTATCGCTTGATATTGATCCGGCTGTTAAATTGTATGTACCAAGATCAAAGAGTCCATTGGTAACTATTAAAGCCTGAGAGCCAATATCAAGAGCGCTTCCAAGCGTCCACTCACAGCCTACGCCGTTAACAATTAAACTGTTGCCAGCTATCGTTACACCATTAGTCGTCAACGTTTTTCCTGCGCTAGAGCCGGAAAGCGTAATAACACCACCGTATGTCCTCGTCAGCCCGGTAGCAGGCAGCGTCACATTCCCGTGAATGCCGTCAATCGCAGTTGATCCGGCCAGCGTCACGTTTCCTGATGCTGGGCCAGCAATGGTCAGAGCCTTCATCCTGATGCCGCCAGTGACTGCATCCACCGTAGCCGTGTAAGCCGTTGCGTTGCTGCTGGAGTCGAACACCACATCGTCGTGGCTTCTCGGCACAGATGCGCCTGACCCGCCGCCCGAAGAGGTAGACCATCTAGTGGTAGATGACCAGTTACC